CCACGCCACCAGCCGGCAGCGCATCCATCCACGCCTCGATCTCCGACAACCGCCAGCGCACGCACCCGCGCGACAACACACGCTGCTGCGGGAAATCCCCGGCCTTGATCCGCGCGTAGATCGTGCTGCGCCGTATGCCGGCGATCTGCTCGACCTCCGCCAGCGGGATCAGCCGGTCAGCCACAGTCGGGAAACTCGACGCACGACAAATACGCAGCCATGACGCGGCCGTAGAGCGCGCTCGCCGCGGCCAGGGATGCGTCCATCGACGCAACACCGGCCCACTCGGATCGGCTGCCACCGCCGGCCTTCACGCCGGCCAGCAGGATGCCGTGAAACTCGCCGGCCTCGGCGGCAGCCAGCCACGCACGCAGCAGATCGACAACCTCCTGGCACGGCTCGCCTGGCGGCAAAGCATGGGCAATTCCGGGAATGCAAACCACGTTACTCACTGGCGGGTGCCTTTGTTTGCGCGGCGATCCACTCGGCCACGCGCCCGGCCGTGCCGCGGTTATCCTCCAGCGTGCCGACGCTCTCCGCGTCCAGCAGGATCGCGCACCCGCCCATGATGTGCGCCAGGTGCGGCAGGCCGCTTTTCGGGTCGATATCCTGCCCGTCGCGCCACGCCGCCAGATGGCGCCGGATCGCATCGTGATAGGTCAGCGCGGGGATCGGCGTATCGCGCCAATTCAGCAGCCCGTAATCCGCGGCACCCGCGGCCATCACTTCGCCAAGCAGCATCTCGGCGATCGGCGGCACGCAGGAAACGCCGGGCTTGGTGGCGCCCACCAGTGTCTTCGGGTTTACCGACGGTGCTGGCGCCAGCGGCGCCCCGCAAGCCTCAAGGTAACTACTTGATAAGTACATATAGGTGCTGTAACCATATTTGCAGTCTGGCCACCCCAATTTTCCGGCGTCCACCACGCAGCCGCCGTCATAGTGCGCGACCACACGGCATACCGATCCGGCGGGCAACTGGAGAATATCTTTCCGCGTTCGCACGAACGAACCAATCTCCGGCAGCTTGTCCATTATCGCACACGCTCCCAATCCGGCAGCGAATTGAGCGCGCGATCGCCTAGCTCCATCATGTGGTTAATCGACGCCATGTTGATCGGCACCACGGCAGGCGTTCCGTTCGGCAATTCGCCGATCAGGAAGCAACTGACCACGCCCAATTCGGCGGCAGCTTCGCGCGCCTCCGCCCACATCGCATCCGTCAACGCGCTGGGCGTAAACCGCCCTGCCACGGAGGATTTGATCTGCCGCCGGTTCGCCATCAGATCACGCCGCCCATGAAACCCACTCCGCCCGTTCCGCCGCGCGCCGCTCGCCCACCTTCACGGGAATGGCAAACGTGATTCCGTAAACCGGATGCGTGATCCACAGCGCCTGCTGCGGCTGCTCGAACCCGAAATTGCACTGATGCGCGTATTCGTCGTAGCCCTTCAGGCTGCCGTTCACGATCAGCCGGCCCAGATGGATATACTGGTGCCAGTGCCCGATCAGCATGGTGTCGTAGGGCGCGCCCACCTGCGCCTCACGCCCGCGCTTGCGATGGTCGCCGCGGATGATCGGCCCCAGCGCACCGATCATGCCGTCCCCGCCGCGGAACTGGTCGCCATGCGTCAGCAGATAGCGATGCCCGTAGATGCGGTAACGCGCATCGGAATTGTTGGGGATGTAGAACGTCACCCGGTCGTCGGCCTCGAAATGCCGCTCCAGCAGGCAATAGATCAGCCAGTCGAAGGAGGTATGGTTGCGCCCCTTCATCCTGATCTTGTGCGTGTCGCGGCCATGGTTGCCGGACACGCAGGGCACGAACACGCGTCCGAACCGGTCGGCCAGCTCGCGTATACACCAGATCAGCACGCCGATGATGTCAACCACCGTCGGCATGATTTCGATTTCGTTGGTGGCCACCAATTCGTCGTGGATGTTGCCACTCACCATGTCGCCCCCCAGCGCGAACACGATGCCGGGATAGTTCGGATGCGCCATGTGCTGCGTCAGCAACGAAATAGCGGACTCGATCATGCGCCGCGCGCGCCGGTGCGCCGTCTGCACATCGTAGCTGTTCACGCCGCCGATCTGGCTGGCGTCCACACGCTCGGCCCAATGCCAGTCGCTGGCAAACAAGGTGGGCACGCCCGGCGAATCGCTGCCCGGCTTGACCTTCACCAGCCAATCGGGCGGCGTCGCCGGCGTCTCGGCCAGCTTGATGATCTTGCGGCGAATGTAGTCCTGATTGACGGTATCGCGCCTGATGCTCGCGATCTCGGCGCGAATGGCGTTCAATTCCGCCACCATGTCCGCCATTTCGTCACTGACGGGCACCGCCGGCGCACGCTCGGCCTTTGGCCCGCCTCCAGGCTCCGGCAGCAGATTCGGAAACGCCGCGCGCACGGCACGCAGCCGGTGCGCGTAGGTCGGGCGCGCAACGCCAAGCGATTTGGCAGCCTTCAACTCGCAGCAATCGGACGCAATATAGGCGTCCGCCGTCTGCTTCAGAACTTCCGGCGTCAGTCTCGACTGCGGCATCATGCCCCCTCGGAATACAGTGTGCTTACCATTGATTAGCAAACGCGGCAAAACAATTCACGTCACGGTCAGCACATCGCCAACCCCGGCCCGCATCGCCACGCGCGCCGCCCGGCACGCCACCAGGCAGCCGGCCCCGGCCGAACGGTCCTGCGTCTCATTGTCGCACCGGACATAGAACCCATCGGCCGTCCGTCCGTGCAACTCCGTGCGCCGGCGCGGCGTCAGCATCAGCACCAGCGGGCCGCCCTTGTCGTCCGGCAGGGATACCACCGGCCCGATCAGGTATTCGCCGGCGGGGATCGGGCCGCAATGCGGCATAACCTCCAGCGCGGGGTTGTTGTCGCCCTCGCCTATGCCGCTATACGCGGATGGGTCCAGGATGGCCCCGGTCGCGTCCAGCAGCAGTCCTTCGTGGCGGTTGAAATGAAACGGCATGGCGCACCCCCGTCAGAACCCGATCCAGACCACCGGCAGATTGTAGTTCGCGCAAGCCGCCCCGCTCGGGAACGGGCTGGCAATCGCGCCGTAGCTGGTCTGATTGCCGTTTGCCAAAGCCACGCCGTTGCAGAAGGTCGGCGCCGATCCCTGCGTCAGATTAAGCCCCATCTGCGCCGTGCCCATGGCACCAGGCGAGCCGATATTCCACGCCTCCATGCTCGGGCTGGTGGCCAGGTAGGGCATCTCCAGCACCACCCAATACCAGCCCGCGGCCAGGGTCGGCCCGCTGGATATGGTGGCGATCTGCGCGCCGGTCGAACTCGCCGCAACCGTGATCGCGCCGCTGTCAACCAGGATCGTTGACCCCACCGGCGTCCCGCCATTATCCGCGAAGATGCCTACGTGGAAGGTGAAGGACGATGACACGCCGGTCGTTATGTCGATCGCCATTTTCTTCACCTGCAACCCGCCGGTCAGATAGACAGGCGTGGCGGTCAGGACGGTAATGGATGCGGTGGATTGGTCCGTCTGCGTGGTGAATCCGTTGCCGCTGGACGAATAGAAGCGGCCCGTCACCTGCGGCACCGATGCGCCGCCGGCGGCCAACGCGCCGATGCCGGACGGCGTAATGGCGGTCGGCGTAACCGAGATCACCCGGCCATAGGCGTCCGTGGTGAACACCGGCACGGAAGCCGCCGCGCCATAGCTACCCGCGGTGCCCGTGCTGGGTAGCGCGCAGGTGCCGCTGGATGTGATCGTGCCGCCCGACAGGCCGGCGCCGCACGTCACGCTGGTTACGGTGCCGGCCCCAGCCGGTGCGGCCCATGTCCCGTCCGCGCGCAGGAAGTTGGCGGTGCCCCCACCGGACGCCGGCGCTGCCCCGGATAGGCTCGCCGTGAACGTGGCGATGTCCGCCGTCAGGGCCGCGTTGGTCAGGCCGCCGAACGCGCCGCCGTTGTTGTATTGCACCTGCCCGGACGAACCGCCCGGCGTCCCCCCGGACCCGCCTGGCGGCGCGGCCCAAGTGCCATCCGCCCGCAGATAGTTCGCCGTGCCACCGCCCGACGCCGGCGCAATCCCTGCCGTGGTCGCCGTGAAGGCAGACAACCGCGAATCGTTGCCCTGCGCCGCCGTGCCGGCCGTGGTGCCGTAGCTGACAGAGGCATTGCCTCCGCTGCTGGCCAGTCCCACGCCAACGCCAAGCTGCGCCAAGCCGCCCAAACCGAGATTCGCCCGCGCCGTGCTGGCGCTCCCCACATCGGACAGGTTGTTGGCCGGCGCCAGCGGCGTGTAGCCCAGCGCCCCCGTCACATCGCCGCTGGAGAGCGTCACGGCGCCGGTGCGCGTGTCGAAGCTGCTGACGCCGCCGCCGGAACCGGCCGGAACCGCCCATGTCCCGTCCGACCGCAGGAAATTGACGGTCCCGCCGCCGCTGGCGGGCACCACGCCGGTCAGAGAGGATGTGAAGGTCGGAACGTCCGCACCCACCAGCGCGCGCCATGCGGGCGCCCCAGCGGTCCCGCTCGGCGCCGCCAGCACCGTGCCGGCGCCCTCGGTGAAGCCCAGGCTCAGCCCGTTGTTGACCGTGACCGTGCCGAAGGTCGGGCTGGGCACGGCGCCCGCCAACGCCGGCCGGACGGCACACCACAGCGCCGCGCCGATCAGAACAGCATCACGAAATCGCAAGCACGCCTCCATCGTTCCAAAGTGTGCCGGACCCGCTCGGCAGGCTGGTGGCCAGCGTCGGGGGCACCACCACGCCCCCCAGCGTGCCGCTCCCCAGCGTCCAGGTGGGCGAGGCAAGCGATCCGGTGTTCCGGTATTCAAAGCCGGTCGCCATGTCCGTGTAGGTCGAACCAGGCCACGCGAATCCCGCGCCGGTCCCGCCTGTGCCGCTGGTCGGCGTGCCGGTGCCCAGGATGTCCACCAGGCCCTGATCCTTGATGCGCGCCGCGTGGTAGGTGTCGCGCACATCCACATGGCAGGGCGGTTGAACGCCGGACGTGCGGGACACGATCGCGGCCTGCACCGCCACGCCATCGATGACCAGCAGCGTGTCCAGTAATCCCCGCAACACGCATCCAGGATCGACGTTCACCCCGAGCGAATACAGCGCCGACGCCGGCAGCAGCGAGGGCGAAGGGCCGCCGCCACTCGCCGCGTATTGCGCCCAATTCGATGCCTGCACATCGATCGTGCAATCCGTCGCGTTGCTGATGCACACCAGCGCCGTCTGCGTGCTGGGCGAAACGCCGGTCAGACCCTTGGCCGTGATCGTGCTGGCCGGCAACCCGCCCATGTTGTGCATCGTGCCGCGCAGCCGGCAGCCCGTCACGGGCGCGGTCGTGGTGCTGCCATAGCCGATGGATATGGCGCCGGGAGACGTGCTGCCGTTATAGCCGGTGTTGCAGGGCGGCAGCGGGTTCTTGATGTTCCCTTCCTCGAAGAACGCGCGGAAATCGAAGATCGCGCCGTGTCCCTGATCCAGCAAGAACGCCTGCCCGCAGGTGTCGATCACACAGTTCGCGCACTCGATCGATCCGAAATAGCGCAGCCAGGCGAAGGTGCCAGCGTCCACGACATTCAGGATGCCGATGCGCAAATCCTGGCAGTTGATCGCCCACAGCCCCACGCGACCGCCCAACCCGCGAATCTCGCCGATCGCGCACTCAAGCCCGCTGACCATGACGTTGAAGGTCGGGCCATACTCGCTGCTGAAATTGTTCTGCACCGCGCTATGGATCGTGATGCGGTCGGCGATGGTATCGCTCGGCACGCTGACAGCGCCGGTCGCGTATTGCTGCCCGCCCGCCGCGAAATCCGGTTGCCATGTCGGGATGATGCTCGCACCCGATCCCGCCGTGCCGCCGCCGCTGGAAAGCGTCGTGACGAGCAGCGCATGCGGCACGGCAGGGTCGAACACGGCCGCGGCGTGCGTGCCGTCATACCCGGCTGCGGCGCTCCACGCGGTTTCCTGCAACCCGGCCGCGCCATTATAGACGCAACTCGCCGGCGGCAGGGAATAGGCGCCGGCATAAAGCACAGTCGCCGCCGTGATCCCGCCCGATCCGTTCACCGCCGTAACTGTCACGAACGTCGAGGCGTAGGGTGCCGGGTCCGGGTTGGCCAGCAGATAGACCTGGCCCACGGAATAGCCGGCGCCGGCGCTGCCCACGGTCAGCGCGCCCTGCGCGGTCCAGTTCTTGCCAATCACCACGCCGGACGTGCGGTAATTGAATCCGCCAGATAGGCCCGCCGGATACAGGTTCAACTCGCCCAGATGCGCCTGCGCCGCGCACACCACCAGCGGCGTGTAATTGGTCTGCGCGTTCACCGTGCCGTCGAACACGCCGGACACCAGCGATCCGCCGCTCTGCGCGCCGACATACGGCGTGGGCAGGATCACGCCAGGCCCGCCGAACCGCACCCAGCGCGGCACGATCAGCGGCTGGCTTATCAGATAGAAACCGGCCGGCAGATAGGCGGTGAAATAGCCGCGGTTGAACTGATTCAGATACGCCGTGCCGCTCTGCGCCAGGAACATCGCCTGCACGTACAGCAGCCATGCCTGCAACGCAGGGTAGGAATCCACGTTGGCACTCGGCGCCACGAAATCGGCGGCCGAGAACACGCCTTGCGCTTTCCAGCGGTCGCCATGCAGCAATCCGGTGCGCGGGGTTGGCGGGGTTGGCGGCAGGAAGTGCGAAAACAGACTGGCGCTGCCGGCAATATCGCCGAACGCCTGGCTTGCCAGGAACGCGGGCGCGAATTGCGGTTGCGGTAGCGCGGCGCCGGCCAGGCTCACGACCCCGCCATTGTTCCACAACTTGCCCGCCGCACCCGCGCCCGGATTGCCCGTCACGCCGGCAATCGTCGCCGAATAGACCGCGCCAGTACCGCCGATCGCCCCCAGCCACAGCCGGTTCGTCGGCGCCATCTGCATGTCGCCCGTCGATGAAATCAGCGGCACGGGATTGGCGGCACTGCCCGCCGTGACCGTGATGTTCACCGTGCCGGCCGTGCCGTCCAGCGGCGGCTGGAACGCGCAATACACGCCCTTGGCCGCGCCCGCGGCGTTGCCACTCAGATAGACCGCGCCGCCCTGCGCCTGCACGGCGGCATTGACCACCGTATCGGTGCCGACGAATTGCAGAGTCGGCCCCACGCCGGCCGCGCCCGTCGTCTGCACGATCCCGTTGGCCGAGCCGCCCAGCGTCAGCGTGCCGCCGCCGGGCGTCAGAAAGATGTTCTGCGCCGGCGCAAGCTCGATGCCGGTCACGGCATTGAAGGTGGACAGCGTGACATGCGCAAGCCCGGCGGCACTCGCGGGCGTCCAGAACGGATAATCCGTGACGCCCTGAACCGACTTGATCCGGTGCAGCACGGACCAATCCTGCGCATTCTGCACCACCAGATCGCGATAGGATGCCGGGCCGGCCGGGCTGGTCGAACTGGTATGCCCGCGCAGCAATATCTGGTTGCCGGACGTGATTCCGCTCTGGTCATTGACCGGCGTCGTCGTGTTGGTGAAATCCAGATCGTTGCCGGTCAGCGCCACCGTACCGTTATTGGCGATAGCAATGCCAGTCGCGAAGGTGTCGAACAGCACGCCCAGGATGCGGCAGCGCGAGCTGTTGAACGTGGCCGCGAAGCTGATGCCGGTGTCGGTCTGCCCGGCACCGCCCAGGAAATTGCAGCCCTGCACCACGACCTTGCTGCAATCGGTCATCGGCAGCAGCGTATAGGCGCCGCTCGGCCCGCCATTGCGCGTCACGTTGGCGCCGGAAATGAACACGTCCAGCATGTTCGCCACGGGGCCGAAAAGACCCAACAGCACGTTGAGCTCGCCGCCGGCCGCCAGGCTGAGATGGTCGATCGAGGTTGCCTGCGCCGAATACCCGGCCCACCCGGTCAGCGCGGTCTGCGCATAGACGAAATCCGGCTTCACGATCACGGGCTGGTCGATATACAGGCCCTGGCAATAGCCGGTCTGGATGACGCAGGCGTGGCCGTAATACTGGTAGGCATGGTCCAGCCGCGTGTCGTTCGCGCCGTTGATTTCCACCATGCAGGCTTGCGTGGCGCCGGCCGCGGCTGGCGGCCCGAAGAACTGGCAGTTGCGCAGATACGCGCCCCATGTGTTCACCAGCACGGCGCCACGCTGCCAGGTCTGCGGGAAGGGGCTGGTGCCGTTGCCCGAATTGGGATAGCCGCTGAAGGCGATGTCCTCCAGCAGCACGGTCGGATAACCCGAACTCGCCGCGGACGGATAGGTAATGGTCACGGCCGCGCCGTTCGCCGTGGTCGGGTTTTCCGCCCACATGGACAGGTCGCGGATGACAACCTGATTCAGCGTCGATCCAGGCGATATGCTCCAGCCCGCGCCTGGGAAATGCAGGCGCGTCTGCCCCACGCCATGGCCGCGCAGCACGAAGCGCGCGCCGCTGGAGGCAAAGGCGGTGTTGAACCACCAATCGCCGGCATGGATAACCACTTCGGCGCCGGCCGCCGCGGCAATGGCTGCCTCCAGCGCGGGCGTGCAATCGGCGCCGCCCGATCCGTTACCCGCCACCGCGCCGTATTGCGAAATATCAAAGCCGCCAGCGGCGCTCGTGCTGGGCGCGGGGATGCCGAACAGCAGGGAAAGATTGCCGCCGACGATCGCGGCCGTCGCGGTCGGGTTCGCGCCCACGGCCAGCGGCACGGCAGAGGCTGAAACGCCCGACAGCGCCACGCTGTAGGGCGAGGGCGTGACCGTGAAATTGGTCGATGCCGTGACGGCCTGGTTGAAATGGTCGCGCACCATGATCGACGCGCTCTGCGGCCCGTTATAGACGGGGCCGAGTCCAGTCCACACATTGCCGCCGACGCCGTAATTGGCCACCGGCGCCCATGTCGTGCCGCCATCCACGGAGAAATCGGCGGCGATCATGCTCTCGCCGTTGACCATGGAGCCGATCAGCACGATGGGCGCGCCGACGCTTGCGTAATCCACGTTGACCGTGATGGCGGGCGTCGTGCCTACCACGGCATCGATGAACGTGATGAAGTCCTGATACACGCTGCCCAGAATCTCGGCGATTATGCCGGGGTCCGTGATCTGCGTCCCGGCCGCATAGCCCTCGAACGCCGTGTTCACTATCGCCGGATTTGCCATCGCGCCATCCTGTGCTCAAACGAAAAAGGGAGTCCGGGGATTTCCCCCAGACCCCCTTCGCAACCCGCTTCCCGTTACGGCGTGGCCGATGCGGGCGCGAAGGCCGCAAGCGCCTCCGCCGCGATCAGCCCGGCATTGATCTCCGCCTGCAATGTCGGACTCAACACGCCGGGCGGAATATCGGCCACGAACTGCGCCACCAGTGACGTAATCGCGGTCGCCGATGCGGGCGGCGAGGCCGCAAGCTGCACGAACGCCGCATCGATAGCGACCTGATCCGCCGTGACTTTGGCCACCTGCGCCGGCGATGCGCGGCCGATGGCCAGCGCGGAAGCGACGACCGGCTTGCCGGCGTCAAACAGGCTTTGTGCCGCCGCGACTTTCTGCGCCCATGTCGGCGGCGAGAAGGTAGGCGCGGTGCCGCCTGGCGATTGGCCGCTCCGCCCGCAGCCACACAAAGTCATGGCAAGTGCGGCGCTGACGTAAAGACCGAGTGTTCTAAGCATGTCGCTTCATTTCCTCATTGACGATAACGTTGGCAACAGCAACAGCATCGGCTTTCGCCGTGCTGTTATCCGGCAGGATCATCGAAACGATACCTCCCACCAGAACGGGTATGGCAGCGGCCCAACTCATCTGGTGGGACAGCACGCCGGAAATCACGCCGAGTATCACGGCGAAACCCGCAACCGTCGTCGGCTGCCGGCGCCATGCGTTGAATTTTTCCATCCTCAGTCTCCAGGGGAATCTGCTATTTGCGGCGAAACGGCACCGGCGCCGGAACCAGCGGGGCTGGCGGAACGTCCGTGGCGCGCTGCTGCACGGTCCAGTCCAGGCGCTCCAGATGCCGGTTGATCGTGTCGAAGCTCTGGTTGATCTGCTCGTGCCATGCCTGGTTTTCGGCGTCCTGCTGCGTGCGCCAGGTGCGCAGATCGGAAATGCCCTGCTTTACATCGCCGTTGTCGATGCGCAGTTGGGCGAACTGGTAGATCAGCCCGGCACTGGCGGAAAGGCCGCCGCAAACCAGCGTGCATATCGTCAGCACATGGCCCAGATTGATCGACCAGAACTCCCCCCGGTTACTCACCGAACGGCCGAGTTGCGAACCGTTCGGGTGCCGGCCTTCATCGTCGCGCAGATATTCCGGGCTCATATCGTTATCCTACCACTCGATCAGGACAAGGCCGGGTCCGCCCTGACCGCCCAATCCACTGCCGATCGCGCCACCGCCGCCACCGCCCACCGTCGCAACGGAATGTCCGTCGCGTGGCGATGTCACGATTCCGATGATGCCAGCAGCGCCGTCGCCGGAATGCGCCCCGCCGCCAGTGCCGCCCATGCCGATCCCGCTTGTGCTGAAGCACACCCCATCGCCGCCGGCATTGCCCGCGATCAGAATATTTCCGCCCGTCCCTACGGCGGCTCCCGCGCCACCCGAACCGATCGTGTTTGTGCCGGACGATCCGGCGCCGCCGCCAGACCCGCCCAACACCGTCATCAGCGATGCGAAACTGCTGCCGCCGCCAGGCGTGCCCGCGCCGACGCCGCCACCCCCCACCGTGACGAAATACTGGTTTCCGGGCGTGACGGTCAGATAGCCCTCGGTATATCCACCGGCGCCGCCGCCACCGCCCGCACCGCCCGATCCGGGCCCTCCAGCGCCGCCACCGCCCCACATCCGCACGCGGATTTTGCTGATGCCGTTCGGCACCGTCCAATTGCCTTGATTGGTCGGAATATAGACGGCCAGATTCTTCGTGCCCGGCGTCAGATATTGCAGCGGCGCCTGGAATGGCGCGAACGGCGCACTGGGCAGCGCGGTGATGTTGCCCGCCACAATGGATGTCGCGCCGCCCGCGACGTAGATGGAATACAGCGCAACCGCCCCGGCCGGCGTGGCTGGCAGCGTCGGTGTGCCGCTGGTCGGCGTGCCAGCGGTCAGCACCAGGTTGACGGTCTGCGTGATCGTGTTGAACTGCGCAGCCCCGCTATTGGCAGGCCCGGAATAAGGTTGCGACGGGTTGGCCGGATTGTAATAGGCATCCACCGCCGATCCGGCGTTCTGCTCGGAAAACGCAGCCGAAATCAGATAGTACTGGTTGGTGCCGGAGCTAGGCGGGGTCAGCGTAAATTGCGTATTGCTGACGTTGATCCCCATCTTCACCAGCGGATCGGTCGTGTCGGTGCCGAGCGAACCATAGCTCAGCGTATCCACAACCGTATTGGCCGTGATCGCGCCGGGCGACACGTTCACCGTCATGCTGGCCGGGCTGGTCGGGGTGCAGGCCAGGCCGACAACCGCGCCGGTCGTGCCGAACGCGCCCTGCAGCACGTAGCCCAACGCCTCCATGATGCTGCGGAATTGCGTCAGCAGCGCGGTATCCGTCAGGACCTCGCCGGGATATACGATCTGTCGATCCATCGCGTCCTCAATTCGTGATTTTCGTCCAAGCCACCGTGCCCTCTGAAATCGTCGCGGCAATGGCGGCGTAAATATCGGCGTCGGTAATCAGCGAAGACCCGGCGCCAGCGGCCACCAGCCCGAACAGGCCCTGGCCAAGCCCGCCCGTCGCGGTCGTGATGCCAGCGCCGCCAAGCCCCATGACATACGCCACACCCACGCCATGCGGCCGGAACGCTGTAATGAAGCTCTGGCAAGGCAACGCCGCGATATTGCCGAGCGCGCCGGCGCCCCCGAATCCCGCGCCACCCAGTGCCAGGCTGCCGACATTCAATCCACCGCAATCCGCCGGCCGCCACGGCTCAAAAACAACCGGCGCGCGCCCGGTCAGCAGCGTCACGGCCTCGATGACCGCGGCGCGGGTATTCTTGGGCGCCAGCAAGCTCGCGCTGATCCGCGCGCCATAGGCAGCGTCCGTCTCGCCAGGCCGGCGCAACAGCCCGTTGCCGAAGAAGTCGAACGCGAACAGATCAAGGAACGCGCCAGTGCTGCTCACAAGCCGCATCTGCGCCCGCGCGAAAGCCAGGAAATTATACGCCCAGGCCAGCGCCGTTCCGAATCCAGCCAAAAGCGTGTCCAGCACCGGCAACGGCCCGGCCGGAAACCACTCGGACGGCAACACCGCCCGAAGGCGCGCCGCCATGTCGTTCGCATCGCCGGTTGCCATGGCTGCTAGACCGCCGAGACAACAACGGTGCCGGCCACGATCTTCTGCAACCCGGACTGGATGTCCACGATGCCGCCATTCAGCGTCAGGCTGACCAGCTCGGCCACGCCAGGCACATTGACGATCGCAACGCCAGTGTTGAAATAGGACAGGTTCTGCCCCAGCACGCAGGCTTGCACGAACGCAGCCGCCACGGTTTCCGCCGTACCCTCGATCGTGCCCGCGTTGAATCCGGCAGCCACCTTGATCTGCGCCGACACATTGACCACAAGCTGCGTCGTGGCGTGCATCCCGAAGGCCACACCCAACGCGCGCGTCGCATCGGCCTGTGCCGCGGCGGCCGTCACGAAACTGGACGGCGGGGCGCCCGTGCCGTCATCACAGGTGCCGTAGAAATAGCCCGGCTTCCAGTTACCCGCTTCGTCGTAATTCTCGGTCAGGATAACCTGCGCGCCAACCTGGATGCTCTCGATCGCGTATGTGATCGCGGCACCCGTCGCGCGGAACAGGTATTGCAGGTAATTCCAGAACCGGGCACGGAATGACGCATCGGCCTCCGCATCCGTGCCGCCCGTCGCGGCCCCCGTGTTGTTCACCGTGTCGGCGCCGACGATGCCGGACCCGAACGCCACGATCGTATTGGCCGCCACATTGCCGCCCGAGCCAGAAACCAGCGCGTCCACCGTCACCTGGCAGGATGTCACGCCGGCGGCCATCACGTAGCCGCCGAGCATGGCGTTCCACGCGCTCTGCGTCGTATCGGCCACGATGGCAAATTGCTGAGACCCGTCCAGCGTCTGCACCACGCCGCCTGGCAGGATCGTGACGGCCTGGGATGCGCTGTAGCGCGTCAGCACGACGGTCGTGCAGGACGCCGCAACGGCGCCGATTCGCGCGAACTGGAATTGCGCCATCCAGCTATCCAGATCGGCGCCCTGGCTGGTCGCCGCGCGGGCATAGGCCAAGAGCGAAAGCGCGAATGCCTGAAGCCAGAGATAGACGCCGCCCACGGCTTGGAACAGCACCAGCCAGATCGAACCTGGGGAAATATCCAGTCCGCTCAATCCGGCGGCACTCGCATTGGCCTGCGCGGCGGCGGCTTGATCCGAAACGATCTGGTTCAGCCCCTTGGTGTTCGCGCTGATCGTATCCGACATCGCGCCACCCTCCCCGTTCTAGCTGGCCTGGAATGAAAGAAACCCGGCGTCGCCCGTCGCCGCATCGACGTAGCGGATCGTCACGGCCTGCCCGCCATTGCCGAACGGCATCACCTTCACCGTCGGCGGCGGCACCTGCGCCACCACGGCCTCTGCCAGCATCTGCACGCGCAATTCGCCCTCGACGGCGGACGGCGTGGCCGCGGAACCGATCAGCGCCGGCACGTTGCCGCCGTAATCACCTTCCCAGATGTCATTGCCTTGCAGCGTAAGGATGCGGCGCAACACGCGCTGCTCGCCCTCTTTCGTGCCGGAAACGGTCGCCAAGCCGCCGCTGGGCGTCAGGCTCAGATCGCCGCCATAGAAATGCGCCAGGTCCATGCCATCATGTGCCCTTGAATTGCACCGTCATTGCCGTGGTCGATCCACTCGGCACCGGCGCGTTCGGCGCCATCGTCTGCGCCGGCGTTCCCGATCCTGGGATGTATTCGTGCGTGTGGTTGTTGAACACGCTAAGAACGAACGCCTCCGTCGCCATGCGCTGAAACGTGCCGAATTGCGCGCCGGCGTAGATATGCCCGTCATTGCTCATCTTCACGGCATTGCCGTTCGGATGAACCATCCACGTCTCTTGCTCGGGCGCCCCGGTTGGCGGCGGCGCACCGCCCGCCGGCTCGGATTGATAGGGCGCCGGCTGCGTCGCCGTGGGCCGCACCACGCCAAGCATGAACTGAATCTGCTCGGCGCCCGCGCCGATCTGCAACACGATCGCCTGCGTGCCGATCGCCGGCGCCGCGATCACGCCGGAGCCAGGCCCGGCGGAAGGCACGATGATCGGCATGGGCGTAGAAAGCGTCGGCTGCCCGTTCGCATCGGGCGTGTCCAGATATTGCAACCGAACCGTCGGCCCGGACGGATCGTATTGCTGCACGATGCCGAAGCGAATCCCCACGCCGGTCAGGCGGATTTCGCGGCGCACTTCGCGCAGGATTTCGTTCTTCCAATCCTCCAGCAGACTCGTCATCATGCCGGTCACAGGCGCGAAACCTTCTGCGGAGAACCGCCCTTCGCCTGTATCGACATTGTGGCCCCGCTCCAGGCAAAAGTCCGCGTCATCGAACCGATGGTATAGGTCTGATCCAACGCGGTTCCTGTCCCCACCAGTCTCACTCCGTTGCGCGCGGAAACGCCCAGCACGGCGGGCACGTTGCTGATGTGCAGCGCCCGCTCATTGCCGGAAATGTCCGTCAGCTTCTTCTGCGCGAGCTGATCGGCCTGCTGTTGCGTCAGCCCCGGCCGCTCACGCTGGATGTAGAACGGCCCATTCGCGCCGGCACCCGATTGCAACTGCGCGCGTGTGTAAGCCGCATTCGGATTGAGCAGGCTCTTGCTCGATGTCTTCGTGGATGTGTATGTCGAAATCACGGACTTGCCAGCGGTGTGCGAGTGCGAACGCACCTGCGCCGTCACCGGCCCGGCAAGCGTGTGGTCCCAATCCCACTCGATGTCAGGGACGTTGCTCTCGATATAGCCGTCTGTCCCAGCGTAGTGATATGTGACCACGAAAGGCTGCATCGTGGCAACCGCCGGCGCAAAAACCAGCGTTCGCCCATTCATATAGAAATCGAATCCTTCCTGCTGCGCCAGAAATGACAACAGCCGGAACGCGCTCACATCCTGGCTGGCATGGCCGTATTCCCCGGCCAGGAAGCGCCCGGCCGGAATGCTGGTCGGCGTCACCTGCGGCGTCAGTCCGAATCGCTGCGCCAGCGTGGTCGCGATCTGCGCGCTGGTCTGGTTGACGAACATATCGTTGGTCAGCGTGTCCAGCAGCTTCGCCGAATAGTCGCGGCCGTGCAGCGTCACGGTCTGCCGGCGGAACGAACCGCTCACCTTGTCCACCATGCCGCCCGTCACATAGGACAGGCTGCCTGGCCCGGTCAGGGACGCGCTCAACTGCACATCGATGGACGGGTTGCCCGCCCAAAAGGCCGGCCCGAACTGATCGTTGGTGCCATCCAGCGCGATTTCCGCGCTCCATGTGTCGCAGGACTGGAAATTGTTGCTCTCGTGCGTGAACTCCAGCACGGTCGGCACGGACACGCCATTCGCCGTCATGCCGATGGCGACGTTGCGGACGGTCCCGCCGGCCGCGAAGCCGCTGGCCCCACTACTGGCCAAGGATACCCCCATTGCCGCCTCCCGGATCGGCCGGCGGGACGATCAGCGTCACGGTGCCGACAATCCACGGGTCGATGATCCCGTTGGCCGCCGCAATGATGTTCCATTGCGTCGCGTCGCCGTATGCGCGCTCGGCCAGCCCGAACAGCGTGCCGCCCGTCACGGTCAATGTCTGCTGGCTCATGCGCTAATGCCCCTGGCCAAGATTGACCGCCACGCCGCCGACATAGCCCTGCGCCGCGGTCGCCGCCGCGCCATCGGTCATCTGCTGGTTGATCGTGCCGAGCTGATCGGCCATGGCGGACGGCGCCTGGCCAGTCTGGATCACGCCCGGCACGCCGTTGCCGGTGTTCGATGCGTCCGCGATATTGCCCAGGCTTACCTGCGTGGCGCCCGCTGCCGTCTGGATCGTCGTGACCTGGGATGGCGCGGCACCGCTCACCGGCCCGTTCTGCTGGTAGGCGCTGGCCAGCGGCCCCAAGGCGGTGTTGACCGCCACCGATCCGCCGGCGGCGCTCTGCGCCCCGCTGATGCCGCCCTGTATGGCGCTGTCCTGCGTCACCACCGGCTGCGGCGCCGCGGCTGCCGCGTTGGTCACGACCTCGCAGACAATCTTCCACGGCACTTCGTAGAAACGCTGGAAGCTCCAGGTGAAGCTGCGCACCACGACGGTCGCTGCTTGCGTCCAGTAGCGCAACTGCACGGGTTTTCCGGCGCGGCGTATCTGGTCCAGGATAGCGGCCTGCGTCATCGGGTCGATCCCGTCCGCGGCGCGGAACCGCCCCTCGAACTGAATCGAATCGTCGTCGGCGCCCAGCGCATCGATCACGCGCGCGCCGCCAAGCAGTTTATGCACCGCGAGCTGCTGCGCGCCGCCGCCGTTGATCTTCTCCGGCACGCCGAAGCCGGAGAAGGTGAACCCGGCGATGGTCAGGCTGGTGGAGGGCGCGGTCATTGATCCACCCGTGGCGTCGAGCGCCTGTCATCGAACGATCCAGAACCGCGCGAGGGCGCGCCCGCGCCCGTCGTGATCTGCTTGACCACTTGTGCGGCGATTTCCTTGCTGTCCATCTTGACCGAAACGTTCACACTGGTCTGGTCAAGTCCGCGCGCCGCATTGAAGGCCTTGCGGTCGGCGGCATCGTCTCCGGTACCGTTGACCATCTTGTTCAAGTGGTAATCCAGCCAGGCATAGCCGGGTATGTGCTTGTCCGCCCAAGCGTCCATGGAATTGCCCGGATCGGCTGCATTCAGTGCGTCCCTGGCAATTTCTCCGCCCGCCAGCGGCAGCAGATAATCCTTCCCGATTGCGGCCGCTCCGGCCCCAACCTTTCCGCCAAGGCCGGCCTTGCCCCCCATTCCCTTCAGCAGCCCAGCCGACTTATAGGCCAGCACCACGGGCAATATAGCGGCCAGCGATACAGACAGCGCCAGTAGCGCCGCCGCAACCAACTCCAGCGTCGGCGCAATGCCCGGCACTTTCAGCACGTCATTCAACGCCCGCAGCGCCTTGGTGGCGGCCCTCAGCGCATCTACGTTCATCGTCATGGTCTGCTGGCCGAACGTCGCCCATGTCGCGTCGATCTGCGCCTGCAACGCCTTCTGGTGCATGACCGGGTTATTCTCTACCGCCGTGCCATAGGCGTCCCCGTTCTGCATCCTTCTAAACGCAGCAATATCGCGCGCGATGTTCGGCGCCTGCGTCAGAATCTGCGCCATCTCATCGCCACCGGGCAGGCGGGAAGCCAGGCGCGCCATCTGCGCGCTTTCCATAACCTGCCGGTCGGCGTCAGAAGCGTCCGTGAACTTCTTGCCGTAGGTGGATGCCAAGTAGGCATCCGCCGCCGGCAGAAGAATATCTTGCACGAGACGCTGCGGGTTTTGCGCCGCCAGATTGGCGGTGTTCGGGTTGGTCCATCCGCCCGGCAGAACCAGAAACTGGCCCATGCCGTTCTTGATGTAATGGTCTTCCAGGCCCGGCGTGTTCTCCTTGACGACATGCTCATCAATCAGCAGATTCTTCGCGGCCTCGCTCATCTTGCCGCTGACGAACTGCTGATTGATGGCCCGCAACCCGGTTCCGGCCCGCTGCGCGCCCATCGCCACGATCAGCGGCGCCATTTCCGCAAAACCGTTGGCGTCGGACAATTCCCGCGCGGCCACGCCGCCGGAGCGGATCATCGCCAAAACCTGCTCCGGTCCCACGGTGTTGTGGGACAGCGCATCCAGCGCAACCAGGTTCTTGATGACGCGCTGCACTGCCGGCAGATCGAGATGTTCCCTGCCGTCGGCGCCCTTCTGGTAAAGATCGCCGTGGAGCTCGGCGGATTTCAGCGCCGCGTTGATCGCCTCCGGGTCCGCTGCCCCAAGCCCCTGCAACGTCGCGGCGGCACGCGCGGCACTCGGCAGCAAGGCAATTGCCTGATCCGCGTTCTGCGTCAGGCTCATCAGCGAGCCTATGAGCTTCAGGTTATTCCCGACATAGGTGCCAAGCACTTCCTGCTGCGTCTTGACGGCGGCATCATAGGCCGCTGCGACCTTGTCCGGGGAAAACCCCTCGCCCGACGTGGCGCCCTGCATCGTGCCAAGGCGCGCCAATTCGTTCGACACGCCGGCGCCAGCCTCGAAGCCCGCGCCGATACCGGCCCCGGCCGCGTTGCCAATGCGCTGCAACCCATAGGCCGCCAACTGCACATCGGAAAGCGTGGGCAGCGTCGCGAAATTGGGAATAGGAACGGACCCGCTGTAGGACGCGCCGCCTGGCGGCGCGTAAGGCCCAGGCAAACGGGTGGGGGAAATCTGGCCTGTCGTCTCGGTATTCGTGCGCCCCTGGCCGGTCGGCACAAGCGCATTGCCGCCAGGCCCAGCAACGCGCGTAACCTGCGCTACACGCGCGGACTCCGCGGCCTGGCGCGTCACGGTCTGCGCCGCGCCGGCCGCACGCACCATCTGGTCGGCGAAGTCGCGGGCAGCAGTGGCGCTCGCCTGGATCGCCACCGTCACGGCATTTTGGGACGCCTCGATCTGCTTCTGCGCCGCCAGAATCTGGCGATACTGGTCAATGACCCTGATCTGCGCGGCAATCGCCTGATCGACATTGAGGCCGAACCCGGCATAGACGGCATAGCTTTCAACGCCGTCGCTCATGGCCGCTCCGCCCTACCAGGGAATCTCGTCATCGATTTTTTCTGGCGCGGACAGACGCGCCACGGCAACGCCGGCAAACGCCATCACAACCGGACGAACCATCAGATTTATCAGCCGCCCGAAATGCCGCGCCGCGCTCGATCCCAGAAAGGACCGCTGCGGCAAACCATGCAACCCCATCTCCTGCGCCAGCGCCACTTCGCCGATGTCGCGGAAATGCATGTGCGGGTCTTCGCTGTCGCGATCGCCCACCCATTCATGCGGCACGCCCACGCGGCCCTTGCCGGCCGCATCATCCTCGGAATGGCGGATGTGGTCACGCAATTCGTCCGTCACCAGCAACGGCTCATTCATGCCGTAGCCGTGCTCGCCGCGGCTTTCCTTCGTTTCCTCGGAAAGTTCCGCCCATGCCGGAAACGGCCCGGCCGCATTCTGATACGTGCCCAGCGCGTCCTTCGCCGCGTGCGCCAGCGCGGCGCCCGCAGCCTTCAGCCCAACCGCGCGCCCCGCCAGCATCCGCGCCGCGGACGCCTCATGGAAGGCGATGGCCTGCTCGATCGTGGTGAAACGTTGGGTCACGAATCAGCGGCCCATCTGTCGTTCAGCCAATCCCAAGTCATGCGCCGCTCACCAGCGCGGGGTATCTCCCCCATGATGATGACCCATGCCTTGGCCTCGGCGTAATCCATGCGCTCGGCCCGCTCCTGGCTGATGCCACGGGACATCAGCAACCCCACCATGCGCCGTCGCGGGTCGCGGGCTAGTTTTTTACCACATCCTCGCTGCCGCTCAAATGAGTCAGATATTGCTGGTAGATGAAGCGCGCGGCGCGGTCGCCCAATTCGTTGATGCGCCCGCGGATCGCCACTTCACCGGAAGGGAATGGGCACGGGTTTCCGTCGATCGAACGCACCGTGGCAATGGCCATGACGCGCGTGGACCCTGTGCCGAGCATATCCCGGCGATCCAGGAACCGCTCAACATCCCACGACTCCATGAAATTGAGCGTCGGCGTCCACACCAGCGACTTGCCCGCCACCGTCGCACTCAGCGTCTCGCGGTTCTGCCCCTCGATCAGCATGGTGCCGCGAGTCACCACGATTTCGGCCGCGCCCGCGGGCACCAGAGGCGCGGCAGAAGGCGTTTCCGGCGCGGACTCGCCGGTTTGATTGATCGTGACTTCCATGGTTATTGCCTTTTCGTGACAGCGGAAAACTCGATCGTCAGGCTCTGCGTCACCTTCTCGTTGCCGGTGAACTTGCCCGCATCGGTCAGCGTCGCGGCGCCGCCGGTGTATTGGTAGATGCCCGTGTTGGTCTGCGTCCACTGCACGGTCTGCACCAGGCTGATCTGGTCCGTCTGCCCGACATTGAGGAACGCGCCGTTGGCCACCGCGAAGTAATCCATCAGCCTGCCGTCGCCCGCGTCCAGCGTGATGTCCCACGTCCAGCCCTCGGGTAGCGTGGCGTAGCGCATGCGCCCGTCCAGCCCGACGCTCTTGAGCTTCTGCACCACCTGCTTGATGTTGCTGGACGTGATGTTGTTGAACGTCAGCAGGCCGTACACCTTGCTGCGAATGACCAGGGACAGGTCATTGCCGATAACCATTCCATTGGCGGTAGGCATGGCGCGCCACTCTCCTTGTTAGGCCGCGAGCGGCTGGTTATTGAAACAGATACTGGCCGGTCGCCTGATCCTGAATCGTCACGGTCTGGCCGCCCTGCACATTGATGGCGAACTCGCGCAGGATCGCCAGATACTGAATCTGCATGGCGAACACGTCGATACCGTTCTGATTCTGCGTCGGCGTGCTGGTGTTCGTCACGGTGAATGCCGTCGTCCCCTGGGCGTTGCCGATCAGGCCGGCATCCTCCAGGCTCTGCCCGAAATTGGCCAGTTCGCCGTAGATGACCTGATTCAGACTGGCCGTGATCGCATCACCGATATACGGCCCTATGGCGCCCGCCTGCGCTAGACTGCTGATGACGTAGTTCGTCATCGTGGTGTAGTTGTCGCCCTGCACGGCGCCGTTCGGCGCGGCGTTGTTGCCCGTGGCGCAGGACCAGATATTCAGCCCACCGGCGCCCTGTCCAGGCGGCACGATCACGTCGAAGCCTGCCGCCTGGACGATGGCAATATCCGCCTGCGTCCACACCAGGTTGGAATTGGCGAATTGCGAGCCGGAAATGCCGAAGATCGGCTGGTTCAGCGCGGACAGCACGGGGCTCTGCGCCGCCAGGCGCGCCATGGCGAACGTCGCCGGGCTGACCATCCGCACCATATTGTTCGTCACGTCGGACCAATAGCACCAATCGCCGAACATGGCCTTGAAGGACCAGTTCTGCGCGCCAACGATGCCGGGCGCGTTGTAGCCGGCCCAATTGCCCGGCATGTCGCCGGGGGCCGCGGCGCCCACCATGTAGATGCGCTCGGAAAAGGCGAACGCAGCCTGCGCCGCCCATGTGTCGATCGTGCCGCCGGTCAGCGCAGGCGAGGCGCCCGCCGTGAAGGTGAAGCTGTCGTACAGGTCGCACAACGTCGCATGCGTGGCACCGGACCCGCGCAGCGCATACATGCCGGATCGGATACCGGCCGCGCCGTCCACGCCCACGAAAGCCTGCGCCATCGTCATGCCGAATTGCAGCGCGGCGCCGGACACCAGCGGCGCGCTCGGCACGAGACTCAGAGTAACCGTCGTGCCGGAAATCCCCGCCACGATCGTCCCGGTGGCAATGCTTGTGCCATAGACGGCCTGGCCGATGGTAATGCCGGTGCCGCTGGTCACGCTCACGGTCGCGCTCGCGCTGCCCTGAGTCGTGGCAACCGTCGTGTTCTCGACGGCGAACAGCGCGCCATCGGTGCCGCCGGACAGCGGGTACTGGTTCGGGTTTGCCGTCGGCGTCGTCGCCGTGGTGTTGGTGCCCAGGGTCGCGCTGAAATACTGGCTGCGCGGCCGGGCCGGCGTCGCGGTGCCGTTATTGATCGCGTTGACCAGCGCCGCCCAAAAGGCCGGCGCGCTCGCGGTCGTGATGTTGTCAAAAACCTCCGGCGCGCCCAGGCCGTTATACAGAGTCACCTTCAGCGCGTTCGGGAAGGCCGAGGCGCTGTACTGGTAGGAGAACCCATTGCCGGCCGAACCGGTATAGCGCGCGGAGAACAGCACCGCGTAATTGCTGCCGGACACGCCGGCCTGGCGGAACGCCGCGGTATCCGTGCCGTCCGTCACACGCACGCAGAAGCCGTCATCGCAGCCCTGCTGGACGCAGATGGCAACCGCCGTGCCAAGGTCGCCCGCGCGCGGCATGACCGGCCCGAACGCCGCGGAATAGCTCGGCATATCCACGACCGCAACCGGCGTGTTGCGCGGGCCGTAGGACGCGGTGCCGACGCCGGCAAAAACGTTGGCGGCCACCGGCTGAAACGACGTGGCGGGCGGCGGAACGATGCCGATATAGACGCCCGGCACAACCAGGGACAGGCCATTGACCGATCCATTGATGACGTTGACGGTCATTGCTTACGACTCCACATCGTGGTTTTCTTCCCGTTCCGGTTCCCGTTCCCGATCCGGTTCCGGCGCCGGATCGGGAACCGCATCCGGCAATTCGGCCGCCACGCAATGACCGGCGTTCGGCCCTGACAGCACCGCCGCGATGCGCGCCTGATCGTCAATCAGCGCGTCGCGCGCGTAGCCGCCGAACGGCTCGCGCACCAAAAGCACCCTGCCCATTTTCAGGTCTCCGTCACGGATGCGATCGCAGCACCCGTCTGTTGCTGCGCGAAATTAACCTGGCCGATCGCCAGCGTGGCCGCCGCGCCAGAAAGCACCGTGGCGTATTCGACCGCGTAAAAGAGCTTGCGGACGAACAGCAATTCCTTCTCGGGCCGGTCATCATCCAACTCGATCGGCGAGGCCGGATCGATCTTCGCCTGAAACCCGTCCGGCATAACCACGCGCGTCACTGCCCCAAGCGCCGGCGAAATCGCCGCGCTGATCGCGTCCCGCGCGTCGCGCCCAGGCGCGTAGATCGTGATGTCGAAACCCTGTATCTGGCGCCGCACTTCCTGCCCGGTCGCCACCAGCACGAAACCGTTGGCATACAGCGTCCCGGACGGCGCACCCGGCACCGTAATGACCGGACCCGCGGCGCTCGCCGTCGCGCCGGCCGATGTCAACGCAGCGGCCACCAGCGTCGCCAGCGTCGCCAGCGTGTCCGCCGATCCGGCCGCGGCACCAGCGGCAATGCCGTTGGCATCCACCGCCATTCCCTGTCCCGCCGCGATCGTGCCGCCCAGCGTCACGGTGTCGCCAGCCACCACCGCAGTCAGCGTCGCCGAAGCGGGGGTAGAGGTCGGCGCATTGAACACATAGCTCTTGGCCGCACGTCCCACGCCCGGCCGCGGATTGACGCAGACATGGGCGATGCGCGCGCCAGGCGTCACCAACTGATACGCCCCGCCAACGATGGCGAAACCCGCCACAATATCCTCATCGAGAACCTTGGGCGTCGGGTGCCCCCGGTAGATGCGGAAATTTAGGCCCACCGGCGAACCGGCGCCCACGCCGGCCGGATAAAGCGCGGTCCCGCACAGCGCCACCAGTGCGTTCGCCACATCGCCGATGTCAGCCATCAGGAAGCAGCTTCCTCACATTGCAGCAGCCATCCGTCATTGCCGCCGACCGCGGCCACAACGATCAGCCGCAGCGGATCGGGCGCGGGCGAGGAAAACCACGATGTCACCGTGATCGCATCGCCGCTGCGCAGCGCCACCGGCAGATTCGGCGGCAGGTTGACCAGAAACCCGCCTAGCTTCACATCGCCCGGCAATTTCACGTCGCCGCCCTGGCCGCGCCCATCGCGCAGGATGGAGGCCGGCCAGCCGACCATGACTCCAACCCCATTGCCGAGCTGCGCATCCAGCGGCGCCTGCGGCCCAAAGACCAGCGGCACCACGCCGCGATCCACATTGACCACGCCATCGCAGCGCATCGCCAGCGGCGGCGAGGGCGATGAATTGTCGAAGATGAAAAACGTCTCTGTCACGCCGCCAACCGAAAGCGGCCCCAACAGATAATCGCCAGGCTGGATCGTGGCCGGATCGAACACCGCGTGGCACCGGGGCTTCAGCGAGTCCAGCGGCGGCGGCGTCGCCTTGTAGGCGTTCGTCGTGAAATAACCCGGCAACGCCTCGGCCAGAATGTTGCCGCTCTGAATCGGCACGGGTGGAACCCCACCCACCGGCCCGACAATGCCAGGCCTATACTGCACATAGGTCGTGCCGAACACGTTGCTGATCGCCAACGCGGCGTATTTCCACGCGATCCCAGCAAGCCCAGCCTGCGCCATGGCTAAACCACCATCCGCATTGTCGCACTCGGGCCGCCGATCAAATCCGGCCCCGCATCCACACCCATGAACGCGCACAGCCTGCGCCGCCAGCTATCGTAGGCATCGTTGCGCTCGCGCATTTCCTTCGGGTTGCGCGTGAACGCCGCGGCCACGCCGATCTCCAGGCTCGCCGCGGCGGCGGGAATGGCGGCCTCCAGCGTGTTCAGCGTGGCCAGGTAGGTCACGACAACCGCGCCTTCGCTCTGGCTCAACGTCTGCAACCGATATTCCAGCGCCAGGTACTGCACGTTCACCCAAGGCGCGGGGAACAGCACGGACCCATCGCCGCGCGCCGGATAGCCGCAGAAACGGCGAATATCCGTCAACTGCGCATCGGTGAATGCGAAAGGGACGTATGCCATGATCCGCCCCCGTTTGTGCTACGCGACGGTTTCGTGCAGCGCGCCGCGCCCCGTCAGAAGGTCGATTTCGTCCTCGCCGGAAATCACGGTACCGGCTTTCCAGAACCGATCCCGGCCATCCTCATCGATGAAGCCGTGCGCATGGGTCAGCCTGATCTTCGTCGGCCTGGGCGCGGGCGGCGGGGCCGGCTTTTCGTCTGCCATGGTGTCCCTCTCTGTCGAAGACGGGGCGCGTGGTGCGCGCCCCGCTTTTGGTGCCGCAGGCATCGTTCCGCTTTACAGCGTCTCGATGATCGCGGCGCGCTTGAACGCCGCGTTGCTCGCGGTCGGCACGGTGTTCGGCGTGGTCGTGGTATCCGTCGGCGCAACGAAGCCGCCGATATAGGACCAGGACTGCGTCACCACCTGCTTCAGCGCGTCGATCGGCTCGCGCGTGATGTGGGCGATGTCGTCCACCACCGTCATCATGCCGGTGTCCTGCACCTGGGCCGCGGCAGCCATCGCATCGCGAGTGAACACACCCTCGACCAGCGCGCCCTGGCCGCACAGCACGGCGCGATGGACGGAACCGACGCCAGACAGATTCTGGATCGGATTCAGGTTCGTCTCGACAATATCGACCTGCAACAGCTCGGCCACCAGGCCCTTGCGGTATTCCTTGGTTTCCGGCTTGCCGCGGAAGAATTGCTGGAACGCCGAGTCCTGATACAGACCGGTCAGATGGATCGGATCGGCATACATGATGTAATTGCCGGTATCCTCCAGCGGCTGCACGGCATTGGCCGAAAGATTGGCCTTGGCCGTCAGGATCGTCTGCATCGTAAGCTTGCCGAAGTTCAGATCGGCGCTGGACGAAATGGCTGCCGTGGTCGGCGCCATGATGCCGGACGTGGCGTTGGTCGGACGATAGACGGCGGGCGCCACGGCGGACATCACGACGTTGGCCGCGGTCGCATCGGCCGTGGTCACGTTGGCGCTGAAGGTCAGCACGCCGGAATAGCCGCCAGGCGTGGTGCTCACGTTGCTGCCGGAACCGGAGAAGGTCAGCAGCGAGAACCACGGATTGATCGAAGCGGGCGCCACACCGTCGGCCACGCAACCGGTCAGCGTGTAGAGGTCGGAACCCACCAGCACGGAAACCGTGTTGCTGGACGAAACCGCCGTCGGCACGCCGGCCGCGGTCAGCGTGGCGAAGAAGCCGCGCACGTCATCGACGGTAACGGTCGTGGAAGCGGAACCGTTCGTGGTGCGGACGCGCGTGTTGCCGCCCATATAGGCCGCGAACAACGCCTGCTGCGCCAGCATATCGACGCTGCGGCCGGCCTGTTCGCCCAGCGCGTAGGCGTTTTGCAGGAACAGGCTGTCGATGGCCACGCGCGCGGTCGCCACGTTGAGCTGCATCGGCACCGCATACTGCGTCACGCCGAGAATATACTGCTCCACGCCATAATTGGCGTTGGTCAAGCCGGAGGTAATATCCGTCACGGCCGCCGGCAGCATCGGCGTGGTATTGGCCGGCAACAGGCCGGGGCGGGTCTTGGTAATCGTCTCGCCGATACCGGCGGAGAACGGCTCGCGATCGGCGATGCGGCGGAAGCCCAGCTTGGCGCGCAGGCCCTGGGTAAAGCGGCGCTCCAGATAGCCCTGCTGAATGACGGGCTGAAGTGCGGCGGGAAGATCGTTCAAGGCCATCGTGGCGCTCCGCATAAAAAAGGCGCCGCCATGACAGCGACGCCTCGAAAAAAGCCTTGCCAAAGGGCATCAGGGCATAGGGATAGGCCTTAGCTGCGCCAGGCGCCGCTCTTGCGCGCTATGGCGAACTCCTCATCCGTCATTTCCAGCGCGGGCTTCGCGCCCGGCGGTTTAGGCGCCGGCGGATTTTCCGGGTTGGCGCTGTTCGGCTTTTTCGCCGCGGGCGCCACACCGAACAGATACGGCTTCTTCTCCTTCAGCGCCGCCATGACGGCAGCGCCATCCTTCAGCGCGCCACTCTCATCCGTCTCCAACGCCGCGCGATCGATCAGCGCCAGCGCGTCGAGATCGACAATTCCGGCCTGGATGGCGGCAACACGAATACTCGCCTCCGTCGTCACGCCCTTAATCTTGGCCGATGCCTCCGCAACCGCTGCTTCGGCCGCGGTCTTGGCGGCCTCCGCCGCGGCCTTCTCGGCGGCCTTCGCGGTCAACGCCGCATTGGCACGCGCCAGATCGGCTTCAAGCTGCGTCGCGCGCTGCTCGGCGGTGTTGGCCCGGTCGCGATGCTCGGACAGCTCGCGGTTGATGCCGGTCCACGCGGTCTTGCTCGGCGCAGGATCAAGCACAGGCTCAACCCGCTGCTTCGGCGCCGGCGTTGGGGTGGGGTCGTTTTCTTCAGCCATGAAGCACCCTTGTCCGCACCAGCGGAATGATTATCCGTTGACCGGATCGTTGACGTTGACCTGACTCTTGGCGGCGGCCTCGGCCAGACGCGCCGTGCGCGCATCGGCCTCCGCCTGATCCTCCGCGACCTGCTTGATTTCCGCCGCGGCATCGGGAATGTCGTGCGTCTCGCACACCAGGCCCACGGCTGTTTTCCGCGAGATATGCCCCGCCTGTGCGTTGTGCTGAAGCGCCTGCGCTTCCTCCAGCTTGTCGTGCTGCGTCGGCGCGAACCAATGCCCCCAGCGCAACGAAACCCGCGTTCCAGCCGGCAAACGGAATGCCTCGCCAGCAACCTCAACGTCCATCTTCTCGGCCGCCGCAAGCGCCATCCGCACCAGCGAAAGCAACGCATTGCCGTAACTCGTGCGCAACCGCCCAGCCAGCCAGATCAGCGGCTGGTGCATGAGCTCCAGCGCACGCCCGGACTGCGCCATACCCGCCTTGTCTGGCGTGCTGCGGTTGCCATGCACCGCTTCAAGCGCCATTTCGCGGCAAGCCCGCGCATAGGAAATCACAGCCTCGGCCGCGCCGCCGTCGATCTCCAGCAGCTTCGCGTCGCCCTTCTCGTCAACGCGAATGGCGTTGGCCGCGCTGCGCACGAAACTCGAATCGCTGCCGGACGGCTCCTTGATGAGCAAAAGCGGATCGCTGCTGTAGCGCAGCCCGCGCCCCGCCTGGCTCAACTGGTACTCGATCTCCATCTGCGTATCGATGGCAGGGAAGAACGTGCAAGCGCCATCAGGCCCGGACCCGCCAGGCAGGTTGCGCACCCATGCCATGGGCACGAAACCCAGATCATGCTTCACGCTGCGCGCTTCGTCGCGTCGCGGCTTCCACGGCTCGCCGTTGCGCTCGGTCCTGGACACCGGCCACGGCTGGTAGCGGATTTCTTCGTCTTCAGTCCACTCGCGCTGAAAAAAGAACACCGTCGTCATCTGGTCGGCCGGTATCTTGTAGCCGATGGCCACAAGATCGTCGGCCGCCACCTTGTATCGCTCCGTCACGCGCAGCAGCGTGTCGGGCGCATCGGGCCGCCATTCCGGCGTCAGAAACTCGGTGTCCATCGCATCGAAAAAGATGCGGCCGGACAGCACGCGCATGCGAAACGCAATCGATCCAACGGAACCGCGCGTGGCACCATCGGCCATCACGCCGGCCAGGCCCGCCTCATCCACCAGATCGGCCAACCGCAACCGCGCCGCTTCATCCGGCGTATGCAACTGCGGAAACCGCCCGTCGCCGAACAGCAGCGAAACGCTGTCCTCGACCACCAGGCGAGACAGATTGTAGCGCACGGACGGGCGCCGGTCATAGACGCGGATATACTCGTTGGCGCCGTTGTATTCCGTGCCGAACGGGTATTTCAGGCAGTCGTAGATCGTGCCGTCCAGCACCTGGCGCAGCCGGGCGATCTGCCACGCGCGCCGCGGCAACGCCGTATCGCGCGGATATTTCTCGCAAATCGCCTGGAACATCCCTATCGTGCTCCAACGCAGCGAGGTAAAAGGTCGCCGGGCCGAACCTCAGTTCGGACGTGCCAAATGGCGCACTCCCGGCGGGCGACGCGGTGCTTACGACGGCTGCCGCGCCGCGATGCGGGGCGAGATGCTGGTCATCCCTGACGCTTCAGCCACGCGATGCGACCCTACTCAGGTGTCAGCCGCGCACTCGTCGCCCCATCATACACAAACAGATACCAAACAACCGGCATGCGCGGCAAACAGTTTTTTCACGCAGCCACACGAAGCGCAAGATTGTTGCAAATCAGCCCCAATGCCGCGCCGTGCCACACCTTCACCGCGCGGTAATCCGCGCCCAGCACTTCACCGATCTGCCGCCAGGTGTACACGTGCCGCGGCTTGTTCGGCGTCTGCGCCCAAGACAGCGGATCGACCAGCGCGCGCGCATGCACGATGCGCCGCAGTGCCGCCCCGCCATTGCGGGACGCCATCGGCCCCCGCCCGCCCTCCAGCGGAATCAGGCTTACCCAGGCCAGCGCCTCCTCCATGCGCGTGATCTGCCGCGGCGATGGCCGCTGCACGCGCAACCGGATCGATCCGCCATATTCATCCGCGGCCTCGCGCACGAAATCCGGCATATTGGAGCGCAGGCCGGACGGCCTCGCACTGCCTGGGATGGAAAGCAGAATGGCCCCGGCCTCCTCCAGCCGCGCCTGCAATGCCTCGCGTGTCATCTGCATGTCACCGCACCCCCCATGGCACATTGATCGCCTGCGTTTTCCGCGCCGGCTTGAACAGCCGCTTGAACGCGCCGGCCAGACCGTCCACCTGATCGTCGTGCTTTCCGTTTGGAAACGCGCGCAATTCCTCGATGAACGCCGCATTCCACGGCGCCCGCATCATCGAAACATTGCCCGCCTCGACCTGGCTGGCCACCGGCTCGGCCCGCGTCTCCTTCGATCCCGTCTCACGCTCGGGCTTGACGATGTAGCCCTTCAGCATCGCCGTCAGGTCCGACACCACGAACTTGCCGGCCGAGCCGGGGTCCTGCGGCAACCCGATGATGCACCCGCGCCCGTCATCCGCCGCGGTCTGCAACATCAACTGCTTCACCCCGTCCGGCGAGAGCTTCACGCGCCGCACGTCCTCGACCACCCAATGCCCCTCGCCCACCTGAGTCAGCTTCAGCCCAACGGTCCAGTCGCCCACGCCGACGATGCGGCTTTCCGTGCTCGCCAAATCCCAATACCGGCACGAAATCCGCGGACCCTCCGGCATCGCATCGCGCGCGCCGATCTTCTCGACCGGGAACAGCAGCCCCATCGCGGCCACCGGATTCTGCTGGAACAGCGAGGCCCATTTCATCTCGCCGATCGCGCCGCGCTTGATCTCCAGCGCCTCCACGCCCTCCCATTCCGGCCACAGAGCTTCGCCGACCTGGCGCCCCAGCGGGTCAGGCTCGGACCCGTCATAGATCGCCTGCATCCGCACGATGTCCCAGATTTCTCCCCCATCGCCCATGTGCTCGATCAGCCGGCCGGCGATATCGTCCTGGTTCCAGTGCGTCAGCACGATCAGCACGCGCCCGCCCGGCCGCAGGCGGTTCACGATGTCGCCGGTGTACCAGTCCCAGATTTCGTCGCGCTTGCCCTGCCGCGCCGCATCGGCCCACGATCCGAACGGGTCGTCTATAATCACCGCATCCGCGCGGCGCCCCGCGGTGCCCGCGCCGGCGCCGAACGCCCGCAGCTCGCGCCCATTATCCGTCCGCCACGTATTCAGCCGCGCCTGCTCGAACCCATAGCCCAGGATCGGCGCCATCTCGGTCGCCACGCGATACGCCTTGGTCAGAAACGCCTCGGCCAGATCGGCAGACGCGCTCGCCGTAATGATCGTCTCGATGCCGGGGAACTGCATCAGCCATGGCGGGAATAGCACCGAGCAATACGTGCTCTTGGCCGCGCCAGGCGGCATCATCACGATCAAACGGCTGCCGCGCCGCTCCGCCCACCGCTGGAGCTCGGCATTCAGCACCCGATGGTGCCGCGCCGGCGCCTGTCCCAGCGGCGCCAGGGCCGCCGTGGCGAACTGGTTGTAGTCCACGCGCAGCAACTGCTGCTGAAGGTCCGCAAACCCGTCCAGCCCCAGGAAATCGCTCACGCGGCAGCATCCTCGGCCAGCAGGCGCGCGCCGATCCAGGCCATGCACGGCACCGCCATGGAATTGCCCAACGCCTTGTAGCGCGGCCCATCGGCCGCCATGCCGCCGCGATACGGGATCAGCGTGTAATCGTCGGGGAATCCCTGAAGACGCTCGCACTCGCGCGGGGTCAGGCGGCGAACGCGGGCACCGGACAGCGCCGCAACTTGCCCGCCCGCGTTCGGGTGGCTGCCGGCGTGCCCCATAGCCCGAAGTGTCGGCGCAAGATCACCGGCATCGGCGCCGTGGTCTTTGCAGGAGAACGCCACCGGCACCAGCGGCGTCCCGCGCCCCGTCCCATCCTCGCTGGCGTCAAACCCATCGACCCGCAGCGCATGCGTGACGAAGGTTTCGCTCTCGAAATCCCCGTGTCCGCTGCCACCCTTGGCGCGGCACGCGGTCGCAACGTCGATAGGCCCGGCCGTGTTGTTGCCGCCGAAAGCCTGGACGGGGGCTTGGACCAAGCCCCCGTTTAAATCGAAATCGGTCCCAAGTCCGCCACCGCCTGAAGTGCGCGCGCTAATTGTTGGGGCAACGCCTTCCCCCGTTTCCCGGCGCGGCGGATGATCCCAGCGCAGGCTTTCCGGCTCAAAAAGAACCGCTGCGGCACGTCGCCAGTCTCCAAGATAGCCGACAACGAACACACGCTCGCGGCGCTGTGCCAAACCGGCGTATTGAGCGTCAAGGCTCCGGTAGGCCCACCCATACCCGATCGCTGAAAGTCCGGCCAGGAAGCAGGCGAAGGCATGGTTTTCGTCAGCGTCGTATTCGTCTTCTCCCACCCATTCGGCCCCTTCCGCCATGCCGTCCGGCGGCGTACCCGGATCGGGAGCGTCGTGGGAAGTCGAGGATAGAACGCCGGGCACGTTTTCCCAGACGATCCAGCGGGGGCGAAGTCGTTCAGCCAGGCGCAGATATTCGAGGGCCAGGTTGCCGCGGGCGTCCCCCAGACCCCCGCGCAATCCCGCGACGCTGAAGCTCTGGCATGGGGTGCCGCCAACGAGAACATCGATGTCTGCGTACTGGCCACGCTCGATCGTCGTGAAATCGCCATGCAGGGGAACCTCCGGGTAATGGTGCGCCAGAACGGCGCGCGGGAACTTGTCGATTTCCGACAGGAAAGCTGCCTCGAAGCCAAGCGGTACCCACGCCACGGATGCAGCCTCGATGCCGGAACAAACCGAACCGAAGCGCATCAAAGCGCGACCTCCGCCGTGTCCGCCGCCGCGATCCGATCCGCGTGGATGTCCAGCGCCGCGGCAATATCGCGCAAGCCGGACACCCGCGCCGCATCGCCACGAAACGCACTCGTGCCCAGCACCACGCCGTCGCCGGACACCACCATGCCTACCGCGCCGCGCACAGGGCCGCACCCCAGCAACCGGACGGCAAAAATCGCGACCATCCGCAGCTTCGTCGCCAGGGAAAGAACGCCAGCCCCACGCTTCTCCAGCCGGTAAATACCGCCGGCC